TTTCACCAACAGAAAAAATCAATCTATATGGTGAAGTATCTTTTGCAGCTGTAGAAGATGCTGATAATACATATGGTACTAAGTTAGGTATTAAGTATACTTTCTAATGGCCCAACAATCAAAAGGAGGATTCGGAGTAGCTCATCCAGTATCTTACTCTCCTCAAGAAGAAAAGAAAGAGCCTAAAAAAGAAAAGGAAGAATCCTAACAAAGTGAAACAAATCAATGAATTATGGATAGTAGTATTTTTATTACTATCCTTTTTTATTGTAGTAGAAGGATTACACCTTAACTACCATCGGTCAGAGACACCTCAGTGTAGGATCTCTGACTAATTGGCTTCTGGCCCTTACGAGGATACCCATTAGCCGTCTAGACGGTGGGAAAGACCACAACAAATTGATCAAAAAAAAATTCTGTACAGAGAAAGTAAATATCTAATTAATTTTTAAAATGGCACATCAAAATAGTAATGAACCATTAGCCGATATTTCGTGGAGTGGTGCCGATAATGGTGCTGATACCACCACGGCAGCGAGAAGAGAATTATTCCTGAAATTATTTTCTGGAGAAATGTTCAAAGGATTCCAGCATAATACAATTGCTAGGGATCTTGTAACAAGACGTACCTTGAAGAACGGTAAATCTTTACAGTTCATCTACACAGGACGTACAACAAGTGAATTCCATACTCCGGGTCAAAGCATATTAGGTAATGACCAGAAGGCTCCTCCAGTAGCTGAAAAGACCATCACTTGTGATGACCTCTTAATCAGTTCAGCTTTCGTATATGAGCTAGATGAGACTCTTGCACACTATGATTTACGTGGAGAAATATCTCGTAAAATTGGTTATGCTCTAGCTGAAAACTATGACCGTAGAATCTTCAGAGCTATATCTAAAGCTGCTAGACAACCTTCTCCAGTTACTATGAGTAATTATGTAGAGCCAGGTGGTTCAGTAGTTAAAGTTGGTACTGATGCTAGTACAACTGCTGCTGATGCTTATAATTCTACTAAATTAGTAGATGCATTTTATGATGCTGCAGCTATTCTAGATGAGAAAGGAATCTCAGGAGATGGCCGTGTAGCTGTTCTTAACCCAAGACAGTACTACGCTCTTATCCAAGGTATCGATTCTAATGGTCTAATCAACCGTGATGTACAAGGTACTGCCTTACAAAGTGGTAATGGTATCATTGAAATTGCAGGCATTAAGATCTACAAGTCAATGAACATTCCGTTCTTTGGTAAGTCTGGTACTAATACTTCTATGAACCCACGAGCTTCTAATGATAATTTAGGCAGCTTTGTAGGTGAAGATATAGAGGATCAATCTGCAAGCACCACACCTGATGGTCAAAAGACTGTTAACAACTATGGTCCTGATGATAAGTTCGATCACTCTTGTGGACTTATCTTCCAGAAAGAAGCCGCTGGTGTAGTTGAAGCAATCGGACCTCAAGTACAAGTTACCTCTGGTGACGTATCCGTGGTATACCAAGGAGACGTAATTCTAGGTAGGTTGGCAATGGGAGCTGACTTCTTAAACCCTGCTGCTGCTGTTGAGCTTGTTGCAGGTGTAGATGTATCTTCTAACTGGAATGATACTGCTGTTTCTAAATATAATGGAGACGGTTCTACTGCTGACTTTGAGTAATTTATATTTTATATACACACACAGGGAGGCTTCGGTCTCCCTTTTTTTTATTCTAAATTATTATGCCTTTTCCAACCACTAATGCTACTGTTGAATTACCAGCTATAAATCAAATACTATCGTCATGTGGTCAGGCACCTGTAACCACACTAGACCAAACCAACCCAGACGTTGCGATTGCCTATGATACATTGTTACAGGTATCCAGGGAAGTACAGGCAGAAGGCTGGACATTCAATAAAGAATTTAACTATTCAGAAAGTTTACAACCTAATTCTGATAATGAAATAGAAATACCTAATAATGTTTTACAACTTGAATTAAGTAATACGTCTAGTAATCGAGAACATGATGCTGTTAGACGAGGTGGTAAATTATATGATAGAGCTAAACATACATTCCAATGGACTAATACTCCAATTAAATTTGATGTTGTTTGGGAATATGACTGGGTAGATCTTCCACCACCAATACAAGATTTTATAACTTCTAGAGCAGCTACTTTAGTTAGTCAAAGAATCGTAGGTGATCCCCAACAATATAGAATGCTTCAACAACAAGAAGCTTATGCTAGAGCTATGGCTTTAGAATATGATACTAATCAAGGTAATTATAATTTCTTTGAACACCCTCAAAGTAACTTGAAAAATTATCAAGGCTATCAACCTTACCAAGTTTTACAAAGATAATGGCAGCTATTACACAAAGAGTAGAGAACTTCTTAGGAGGTGTATCGAGACAATCTGATGATAAAAAAGCACCAGGTCAGGTTACGGAATTAATAAATGGTTACCCTGATCCTACATTTGGATTAACTAAAAGAGCTGGTTTTAAATGGATAGCTAATTTATCTGGAACAGGTGTTACTACATATGATAATGCTAAATGGTTCTATATTAATAGAGATCAATCTGAACGGTATATAGGATGTATTACTATAGGTGATCCTGGTACTATTATGGTATGGAATGTAGATGGTACTGCCTGTACAGTAGATACAGCTTCTGTAAAACCAGACTATTTGAAGTCAGATTCAAGAGATAATTATCATGTTATAACTGCTCAAGATACATCTATTATAACTAATAGTTCAATAACAGTTAAAGAAAGAGATGTTGAAGTAGATGATTTAAACCTAACTAAATCTAAAGCTACCATATTATTTAATGGACCACCATTTGAATTAGATAATAATGCAACACCTGTTACATATACACTTAAGTTCAGCACAGAAGACGATCCAGTAATAGTTCAATCTACTACTACTTTAGATTCTATAGATACATTTTCTATAACTGGTGGTGAGACAGGTTCAGGCAGAACAGCTGGAACTTATACCTTCCAGAATATTGCTGGTGATGGTAGTGGAACTGGAGCTGATTTTGAAGTTGTTATCGCTGATGATGGTAAAGCTACTGTTACTAAAACAGATCAAGGTGGAGGTTATGCAGTTGATGAAACCATAACCCTTCCTAACATTGATAATTTTGGAGGAGGTACTGATATTGAACTAACAGTTACTGCGGTAAATACAACACAATTACATACCTTTGAAAAAATATTACAAAAATTAAAAGAGAAGATAGAAGCATTAGGAAAAGGATATTCATGTACTGTATTAGATGATACTTTAGAGATTGAGAAAACTACTGAAACAGAAGGTGAAACAGACTTTACTCTTACTGTTAAAGCTGGTAGAGATGGTAAGAAATTAAGTGTTATAAGAAATGAAGTTATTAACTTAACTTACTTACCTGTTAAATCTATACATAATCGAAAAATAGAAATAACAAATACAGCTGCTGATCAAGATAATTTCTGGGTAAAATTTATAGATGAAGATGGAGTAGAAGGAGAAGGTATAGGACACTGGGAAGAAACTAGAGATCCTAAAGCTCATCCTGGGTTGAATAAGGATACAATGCCACATGAGTTAGTTAATACATCATTGAATAACTTTGTCCTTAAACCTATAGCTTATGCGGATAGGTTAACTGGAACAGGTGATACAAGTATTAATACTAACCCTGCACCTAGTTTTGTAAATTCTACTATTTCACAATCCTTTTTCCAGAATAATAGATTAGGATTTTTATCAGAAGATAATGTAATATTAAGTAAAGCTTCAGATTTTTATAACTTCTATTATACTACAGCTCAAACTATAACAGCTGCTGATCCTATAGATATACCTTGTTCAACTACAAGACCTGTTAAATTACATGGAGTAGTACCTACCACTCAAGGTACAATACTATTTAGTAATAATCAACAGTTTGTAATGAAGGCTAGTGAAGGTTTATTTACACCACAAACTACAACGATTCGTGCTATCTCTAACTACGAAACTGATTCTAAAACAGATCCAGTAGATATGGGTACACACATTAACTTCATTAGTAAGACACCTAGTTATACTAGAGTATTCAGTATGATCACAAAAGGTCAAGAAGATAATCCTAGTATAGTAGATGTTGGTAAAGTAGTTAATGAATGGATACCTCCTACTGTTGATACTTTAGTCTCTAATCCACAGAATGGTATATTAGCTTTATCAGATCAAGATAGTAAAACTATATATTTAAATAGAATACATATTGATGGTGATAAAGTTATAATGCAAGCATGGTTTAAATGGGAGCTATGTGGAAAGGTTCAAACTTTATTTATAGACGATGATGATATATATGCTGTTACTATACAAGGTAATGCACAATATACTTTAAGTAGTGCTAGTATAAGTCAAAGCCCAGAAGATGCTATCATTGTCAATACAAATGGAGTTAAAGTTAATCCTTGTATAGATTTATATGCTCAAGCTTCTTCAGTTATACATACTCCAGTTGAGAGTATCACTATTGCTAATGGTGGGGATTATACAGGCTGTACACTAACTGCTGCTACAATTAATGGTAACCTTGGATCTGGTTCAGGTGCTGTACTAGGCGTACCTGTTGTAGAAGATAATGTTATAACCTCTATACCTATAATTAATCATGGGTCTAATTATTATAGTGGGGCTGAAGTTACGATAAATCTATCAAGTGGATCTCCTGTTACAAATGCCGTAGTAGAAGCTAATGTTTATAAAGGTAGTTGGTGTTATTTTCCAAAAACAGGATCTACTTATTTAGATAATGATGAAACTTTAACATCATGTTTAATTATTAAAGGTGGTGGTGAAGGAGATGCATCCCTTTGGAAAGAATCAGGATTCGCTATACTACCTACAATAGCTAAAGATACTGATGATAATTATTATGCTAAAGT